AAGGAGACCCTGACCCTTCCTGGTTCTTTTTCCCCCGAAAACGACTCAAAGAGCCACGAAAATGACTAGCAAGGTCACAACAGGTCACCTATTGCCCAAAGATGGCTCAAATCGGCTTGAAACGGTTTTGGGTAGGGACACAGAACGTGAAAATGACCAATTTGGTGTGGAAACACCCCGAATCCACACCCCGCTAAACGATTTGCCTTCATTGGGGCTTGAATTGGTTGATTTGGCGACCAGCATTGGTGTGGAGATGATGCCCTGGCAAAAATTTGCGCTTATCCACACGCACAAAGTCAAACCTGACGGTCGGTGGGCAACACCCGTCAATTGCATTGTTGTGGCACGGCAGAACGGGAAAAGTTTTTTGCAGCAAATCAGAATCTTGGGCGGGCTTTTCCTATGGAAAGAACCGTTGCAAATCGGGTCGGCTCATAGACTGGCCACAAGCCTGGAACAGTTTCGGCAATTGGTTTCCTTAATTGAAAGTAACGATTCGTTAGCAAAACAGGTTAAGCGCATTAGGTGGGCGCATGGGGCGGAAGAAATTGAGACGGTACATGGAACGCGCTTTATTGTAAAGGCGGGCGGTTCGGCTGCCCGTGGTGTTTCACGACCTGAAACCATTCACCTGGACGAATTGCGCGAAATGAGCGACTTGGAAAGTTTTGCTTCATTGCGTTACACCCTAATGGCTGCAAAAAACCCTTTGGTCATGAGTTATACAAATGCAGGCGATTCCGCAAGCCTGGTGCTGAATTCTTTTCGTGAACGGGCGTTGGCCACGATCGCTGGAAACAATGATGACATTGGATATTTTGAATGGTCGGCACCAACTGATGAAATCAGCATTGAAAACGCCAAATGGTCAAACCCTGCAATGGGCATCACCATTCACCCTGACAATTTGCGGGCAGTGTTTAATGACCCGCCCGATGTCGTAATGACTGAAGTTTTGTGCCGTTGGGTTGTTGCCATATCTTCAGCCGTGGACACTGCCAGTTGGGGCAATTGCCTGGACAAGTCAGTTGACCTTGATGTCGAGAAAACTACCTGGTTGGCAATTGACCTATCACCTGACCGAAAACACGCCGCATTGGTGGCTGCCCAAAAACTTGGGGACGAATCATTTGTGGTCAAGTTGCTTCACACCTGGAAAAACGATTTGCAATTGGACGATAAGGCCGTTGCCAACGATTTGGCCGACTACGCCCGCAAGTATCCTGTGGAGCAGGTTCTTTATTCACGGCGCACGGCTGGAGCAGTTGCAGCGCGTTTGGCACCAGCGGGCATTCCAATTTACGACATGGACACGGTTTACCCACAAGCATGTGATGAAATGTTGTCGGCAATCAACTCAGGGCGTTTAAAACACCGTGGCCAAACGGATTTGACCCAACAAGTGTTGGCAGCCGTTCAATTGAAGCGCGGTGACGGCGGTTGGGTAATTGGAAGGCGTGCCAGCGGCCAAATTGTGTGTGCGGCCGTGGCCGTCAGTCTTGTCAGCCATTTTGCGACACGCCAAGACAATGATTTGGACATTATGGTTGGTTAGGTGTAAAACCCTGTGAAAATTGCGCCATGGGATTTTTAGATTTATTTACACCGCGTAAGGTTGATGCTGCCGTTCCAGTTGAAGCCACAAACGTGGACGCGGCCGCGGTTGCACCTTATTTCAGTGAAGTAGGTAATTTATTCTTATTTGGTGGAATAGTTACTGCTTCACGCGCTGAAGCAATGAGTGTGCCAACCGTGGCGCGCGCCTTAGGGATCATTCAAACAATTGCGTCATTACCAATGCACACGCGAAATGAAGCAACGGGCGAAAAAATTTCACAACCGCGTGTAATTAACCAGCCTGACCCACGAATTCCAGGTTCAACATTTTGGGCATGGATTATTTCCGATTTGTTCTTTTTTCCTAGCGCGTATGCATACGTTATGGATAGATACGCAGACACGGGCAGAATTCGCGCAATGGAACGCATTGCACCTGAACGCGTAACAATTACAACAAATGGCATGGGTTATGAAATTGCAACATATTCAATTGACGGCGCATTTGTTGACCCCGCAAATCTTGTCGTCTTTCAGGGATTCCAAGAAGGATTACTAAGTCGCGCAGGTCGCACGGTTCGAGCAGCAGCAGCCTTAGAACGTGCGGCAATGAATTTTGCAGTTGAACCAATTCCACAAATGGTTTTGAAATCAAACGGAACATCATTGCCAGCAGACCGCGTTGCAAAATTGCTAAGCGCATGGCGCACGGCGCGTGCTAACAAATCAACCGCATTTTTAAACGCTGACGTAACCCTGGAAACACTTGGCTACGACCCGAAGAATTTACAACTAAATGAGGCCAGGAATTACGTGGCCTTGGAACTTAGCAGGGCAGCGGGGCTTCCAGCCTATTTCACTGACGCGCAGCAATCTACATTTACTTATTCCAACGCCTTAGACAAGCGACGCGACCTTGTGGACTTTGCTTTCAGAAATTACATGTCCATAATTGAAGAACGCCTTTCATTTGCTGATTTTACACCAGCAGGAAACAAAGTGCGTTTTGACCTTGACGATTTCTTGCGTGGCAATCCTTATGAGCGTGCGCAAGTTTATGAAATCTTAAACCGCATTGGTGCAATGAGCATTGATGAAATTCGCGAGGAAGAAGATATGCTGCTATGAAAAAAGTTATCACACCAATGACAATCACGGCGGCTGATTCCAATAGTCGCACGATCAGTGGCCGAATTGTTACATTTGACGAAACAGGCAACGCATCAATTGGAAAAGTGCAATTTGCAAAAGGTGCAATTGAAGCAACACCAGTTTTGCTAAACCTGGAGCATGACCGCACACGCAGAATTGGCAAAACATTAAGCATTGAAACAACAGAATTTGGAATTGAAGCAACTTTTAAAATAGCCAACACAACTGCTGGAACTGACGCATTGGTTGAAGCGCAAGAAGGCTTGCGTGACGGTTTTAGCGTTGAAGTTGCCTATGACGAATATGAAACATTGAAGGACGGGACAGTGCGCATTTTAAAAGGCGAATTGTCAGGCGTTGCACTTACCAGCGAACCTGCCATTCGAAGCGCACGTGTGAGTGAAGTCGCAGCAACAACAGGCGAAGAAGAACAAGTTTCAGATTCAACAATTGAACCTGAAGTCATACCAACAACAGAAGGAGACGAAGTGGAAAACACCGTCAATGACGCTTCAGCCGTAGAGACGGTCGAAGCCGCACAGTCAGTAACCGCACAATCAAATGCAGTGGGTGGCTGGAAGTCAACACCACGCATTGAGTTAACTGCTGCAAAGTATCTTGAAAACAAGGTTCTTGCTGCAACAGGTGACGAAAACGCACGCCAATATGTTTTGGCAGCAGACAACACAACAGACAACGCTGGACTTGTTCCAACACGTCAGTTGTCAGAAGTTATCAACGGACTATCAACAACAATCCGCCCAAGCATTGACGCGATTTCTCGCGGTGCATTGCCTGACGCTGGTATGACTTTTGAAATTCCAAAGATTACGCAAGTTCCAACAGTCGCAGTCACCGCTGAAGATGCAGCGTTTTCTGATACTGACCAAAATTCCGCGTTCTTGAGCGTGGACGTCAAAAAATTTGCGGGTCAGCAGAAATTTTCGGTGGAATTACTTACGAGGACTAGCCCTTTGTTTTATGACGAACTATTGCGCAACATGGTTGCTGCAATGGCAAAGGCGCAAAACTCATACGTTAACGGATTGTTAATTTCAGGCTCAACAACAGATGCAACAACAGTTGCAACATATCCAACCGCTGCTGAACTTCTTGGAATTATTGGTCGCGGTGCTGCAAGTGTGTATGGCGCAACTGCTGGTCTTGCAAATCCATTTGCACGCAACATGATTGCGTCAACTGGTCAGTGGTCAAACCTAATGACTTTGAATGACGCTGGACGTCCAATTTATTCACAGGTTTCAAATCCTATGAATCAACCTGGTGTTTCAGTGCCAACAAGTTTGACAGGAAACGTTGCGGGGTTGAATTTGTACGTTGACCCAACAAACGGCGGTGACGGAGACGGTACATTGC